AGATCCTGGGCAGGCAAAACGATCAGATTCAACAAGCTTTTAATTACATCGGATCTCAAAAACGTAGGATTGATGTTTTGGAAGACGATTTAAAACGGATGCCTTTGGAATACGTTCTCAAGGTAGACTTCCTGAGAGAAATCCAACAGATGCATGACAACTTCAATCAAATCAACAATAAGCTTGATAAGCTAATGGAGAAATTGCTTGAGTCAAAATGAGTTACATCCTTGAGGTCCAGGAGGACGAGAACGGAGATCAATACATTGTCTTTCCAGATGAGGTCACCGAAGAGTTGGGCTGGGAAGAAGGAGACGTTCTTAACTGGGATGTCCGTGGTACAGGCATCATCATCAGCAAGGTCAATGATGCAGCTGGCTACGAAGTTATAGAAGAGTAGAATAAACGGATTGACGGATGTTAAATGATGCGTTATTATTCGCAGCCAGGGGGCACATACGGCGGCTATATCGGTAATCAAGGCGCTGTTGCAGGTGGTAATCCGCTTCTTGATCCCCGTTTTAAAATCCAAGGTGGTGAACCTTGGAACAAAACTCCTATTTTGCCAGGTAAAGAAACAAAAGATTTTGAGAATCAACCATTCCCAGCTCCAGCGCTGCCTCCGGCAGGTTCCAATCTTCTGGCTCAAGGGATGCCTCCCATGGGTAACGCAGGTGCATTAGGCGGCGCCATGCAGATGGGCGGTTTGATGCAACAAGGAGCACCTCAGGGTCCTGTTCAGCCTAACGTGTTTTCTTTCCGTCCAAATATGAAGTATTTAAATCCGGAAGAAGGCGGTCTTCAATTTGGCGGTGAATTGAATATTCCTTTAGGTGAAAAAGGTCGTATTAATGCCACTGGCACGTATTATCCAGAAACTAACTCTGTTAGCGCAACAGGTACGGTTGGGCAACCAAAGGGCTTGCCTGGTTTTGGCATTGACTTTTTTGTTAATAGACGGTTAAATCAAAATCAAAATACGAATGTCCCTGGCCCTGGTCCGCAAAACTTAAATGATGCGGGTGCATACGCACGTTATAGCGGACGTTTTTAAAATACGTTAAACTTATAAGATATAAAGGTGAATAATGGCTGACGCTAAAGCCCGTCTACAAGAAATCATCAACGCTTACCTTGAGAAGGATAGCAATATTGTTGTTGATACGGGCATTGTTGCGTCTCATATTGCACAGATGAAACTCTTTGGTATTCGCCAAGGAGTTGAATTTTTTCCGTCACAGGATAACTTCGGTAACCAGCGCAAAGACTTCATCGATCGTGTGATGAAGTACAACAAGATGGATACGCGCCTAGATTCGATCTGGGAGTATTTCCTGTGCGATGGCAAGGGTCTTTTCTATATTCGTCCTACCAAGTTCAGTTATCGTCTCTACTATTTCCGTGAGCATGAATATCGAGCGTATTACAACGTAGACGGTGAACTGGAAGAGGTGGTGATCATCTACAGCTATAAGGTCAAAAAAGGATTTGGCCTTAATGAAGGTATTAACATAGCATCGATTACAGGTACAGCAACCACTGGAGGACAAGGGGCCAAGCGTTACATTAAACTTTCAATCAAAAACGACACTATTGAAGAAGTGCATTCGGAAGGAGAGATTTCTTTCGAGATGCCAAACTATGCGACACCAGGGAAAACTCAAACTTTTACCAATAGTCTTGGCTTCATTCCTTGCGTAGAAATCCTTAACAATCCAAAAGGCTTCTCTAATGAAGGCGTTGGTGAATTTGATGCGATGGCAAATCACATCATCACGCATGATGAATTGATGCGCACCATGCGTAAAAATATCACCTTCTTTGGTAACCCAACATTGTTGTCGTCTCGTCCCAAGACAGACCTCATGGAGGCTGGAGGCGATATGGCGGTACAACGACCTTCTATCGCTGCGAACTCTGGCTTCACGAGCCCATCTCCGATGAGCCGTTCGATGTTCAAGGCTGATCCTGTCAGCCGTGGCGTTGATGGACAGATCCGTGTTCCACGCGTTATCGCAAACCTGGAGCCAAACGACCGAGTTGGTTATATTGTTCCAGATGCAATTACTGGTGATCAAAACGCATTTGCTCGTCAGTATCGAGAAGAGATTCGCACGGCACTTGGTGGTGTTGATGAACTTTCTATTTCTGCTGGCGTTACTGCGACTGAGTACAAATCACTGTTTGGTCGTGTCTCTGCAACATCGAAGAAAAAAGCAAATGCCATCTATACGCATGGCATCTGTCGTTGCTTAGAACTAATTGTTTATCAAGAAGAGCAGTTATTTAAATCGACTCTTGCTCAAGCTGCTCAGATCGAAAAGCCCATCAAACCAGCTTCCGATGCTTCAGAAGAAGAGAAGTCGGCTTACGAACAAGCACTTAAGCAATTCAATGATCAAGTGAAGAACTTGATGCTTGCTTGCGTGGAGGCCCAGCAGATTCCTCCAGGTGTTATGGGCTTGATTCCCGACGGTGATGTCACTGTTTTATGGCGGTGGCTTGGTCCTGTTTACGAGGACTCCACCCAAGATATCCTCAACAACTCCATCGTGGTACGAAACCTGCAGGAGTTAGGTGTTGATAGCATTGAAGCACTGAAATACCTCTTCCCGTCTAAGACGGATGAGGAGCGGGCCGAGATGTTATCTGGGTTCCCGTTCAGGATGGTGAACGAATTGCAGGGTGCTTACTCTCAATTTGCTAAACTAGTGGGGGGAATGATGCAGACTCCTCACCCGCAAGCACCGGATCTACCGATGGCTGCGGATCCAAGATTGGATTTAACGCCATATCTGTATCGAACATTAGAAGCTCTACAAAAGGAGATGAGTTATGCAGGACGCTACCGTCCAATCGATCCCACAGACGAGCCAAGCACCAGTGGCGGTGGCTCCAAGCAGCTACGTGGTACCGGCCCAAGCTCCGGCACCTCAAGCTCCAGTGGCGTATCAAGTGGGTACCAGTTACCCCCAAGCGGTCCCTCAGCCGAATATCAGCTACCAATCCGCCCCTACTCAGTACGCCCCCCAATCCCAACCGGCGGAAACCCAGAACAACCCATGGGAATCGGCGTTCAACAAGGTAGTGAACCTGCTGAGCGCACCAGTTCAATCCCCGTTCCAGGGTCAACCATTACCCGCGACGACTCAGTATACCCCGGCGAATTACGGACAAACCAGCGGCCAGGGTACGCAGAACTGGGCAGCGCAGACCTTATCAACCAACCAGGCTTACTCGCCCAGCTCTTCCCAAACCTCCTCGAATCCCTCGTTGGAGCAAATCGCGGATTACCTGGGTCTGAGCAACGAAAGCCGGATGGTGATCGACGCGTACGGGGTCGAGGCTCCCGCAATCCTAAATAACTATGCCCTTCAGCTTGAAGGGATGCTGGATAGCGCCGTTGCCTGGGGCACCCAAGCCAAGAATCTCATTCAAGGTTATGCCAACTTTGCTGTTGGTGAACACACCGAGAACCTGGCTTACAACGAAATCCTGACGAACCCTGACGTTCTCAGCGATTACACCCTGAAGTTCTTTGGTCCCGAAGGTCCATACCCCGTCTATGAGAACGAGGCACAGCTTGAGACCCGTGGTTATCCCACTGCTCCAGTGAATCCTAACTTTGGTCAGTTCCCTGCTCCTCCTGCTGCAGCTGCTCCTCAACAGCCTGAAAACTTCTGGGGTAACTTCAAGCAACAAATGGATGTGGATCCTGCACAAGCCTGGCGTCTCCTGAACCAAGCTCAGCCTCAAGTTGTTGCAAACAAACTGTTTGTAATGGAGTAAAGCGATGCGTAATCGCTATCGTTTAGGTGTACCTGCTGCCGCCGGTTTACTGGCGGGTGGGTACGCCCTTTCTCAAGGAGAAGATCCAGGTTCCGCAATTCTTGCCGGAGTTGGCGGAACACTTGGAGGAGCAGCTGGTCTACTTGGTGCACGTGCACTAGCTGGTAGACATGCAAAAGATGTTGCAGGTTTAGTGAATACCGGCAAAGAAGCCGCAGTTCGAAATTTAACTTCTGCATCTCAAAATATTTATCCGCCTCTTAAAACATCTGTTCGCACGGTATCCCCTGCTGAAGCTGCGGAAGCAGAAAAAATCAATAGGTTGCGTGCACAGATGGCAGGGGAAAGCAAGCGTGCTGCTTTGCTTGGTGGAATGGCTGGTGCTATTCAAGGATTGCCTCAAGCCACTGAAGCCGGTATGTATTCTGGCCTTAAGAAAGGATTCGGTGCAATCGCTGCTCCAGCCGCCGCACTTACTGCCGGTCTTGGTGGCGTAGCACTTGGTGCCATTCCTGGGTCTCTAGGTGTACCAGGATTCCAGCAAGGTATGGCTATTGATCCAGAACGCCCTGGGTCTAGCAACACCGACAGCGCTAGATACGGTGTAACTCCGTATGCATCCACTCAGTACGTGTAATATTAAATTACCGACTGCTAAAATTTGTGTTAGATAAGACATATCTATGTCTGAATCTTTCACCCGATAAAACACTTCCTGCGACACTGGAGGATAAAACAAAGTGTTCATTGATAACGACTTTCCAAAGATTCTGGGTGCGGAACTTTACCGTCCTCACCCTGCTTACATTGCCGAAATGGCAGTGGAGCCTGTGGTGGTTCATGACTTCACCCGTCAGCCTGGTCAAACCGTTCAGTTAGACCGCTATAAGTTCTGGGGTACCCCTGGTACGAAGGACAGCCGTGAGCGTATTGCCGACCAGACCATCGGTACCGCTAACAGCCGTAACATCACCAAGGAAAAAGTCCTGGTGGTGCTTAAGGAATACACCGGTCCTGCCGACCCGGGCGATCCGACCCAGCCCAGCACCTTCAAGATTGCGCGTGAGACCCTGATCACGGCTCAGCGCCTGCTGCTGGACACCGGGAACCTTAACATGTTCCACCAGTCGATCGGTAGCCTCACCCTGTTGGATGACTACCGTCGTTGGCGCGACCGCGTGTTCATTGATGAACTCGCCAAAGCAGAAGCAAACGGTGCCGCTTCTACCACCCAAGGTGGTTACTACTTCGCTGGTGGTAAGGTCAAGGACTCCCAAGGTCGTATCTCTTACTCCACCACTGAGTACGGCAATGAAGTTCAGCAGTTCCAGGTGAAGACCGACCTGCTGACCATTGTTAAGGATCTGCGCAAGCGTAACGTTCCGACCTTCGCTGATGGTCTGTATCGTTGCATCTGCGATCCCACCTTCATGATGCACCTGCGTCGTGATGCCGACTTCCGTGAGATTGCTCGTTACGCTGGTAATCCTGGTCAAGGCATGTACATGGGCAACCCCATGATGCCTAATAACGCCAGCTTCTACATGGGTCCCCAAGCTGGTCAGGGTTACTTCCTGGCTGGTGAGCCCGTGATGCCAACTGGTGTCCAGTTTGAAGGCGTGAAGTTCTTCGAGTCGACTAACTTCCCGACCAAGACCGTGAGCGCCTCCTTCAATGGTGGTTCTACCTACAGCTCCCAAGAAGCTGCTCAAGGTTACTTCTTCGGTCCTCAGTCGATCGGCGTGGGTATCGGTGGCCCGAACGCGCAAGTTCTTATCAACAATAACGACGATTTCAGTCGTTTTATCATCCTTATCTGGCAACTGTACGCTGGTTTTGAGATCCTGAACAAGGACTTTGTGACCACTGCTTACAGCTTCGTGTCTGATGACGGCACTGTCTGATAACAAACCATAAATCCAAACATAGGAAAAGATAAATGACCTATTTGTCCGCAAAAAAGATCTACCCAGGTAACTGGGCAGAGCCTCTGAACGGTTGGTACAAGAACATCGACAATAATGGCGATGGTACCAACGAAGGTTCCAAGGGTGGCCCCACTTCTGTGCTGGCCATTCCTGGCTATCGCTACTTCCAGCAGCGTGGTTACGTGGCTGTTACCGCTACCTCTGGTGGTGGTGCAGTTGCTTCCGGCAGCGTGATCGTTCCTTCGCCTTATCGTCAGGACGACACCCGTCCCGATATTACCGGCATGGTGATCTCTGGTAGCAGCACTACCCCTGCTTACGTGTATCGCGCCACCATTTCCGTGGCCTCTGGCTGGGGTGATGGTCGCGTGGCGTCTGGTGTGTATGCAGCCACCGGTAACGTGATTACATTTGGCCCTGGCCTGACTTCTACCGGCACCGCTGGTGAAGCTGTGGCACAAGCCAACCTCACCTCGACCGTTTCTGGTTCGCAAGCTGGTGAAGTGTTCTTCACCGCTGGTACTGCTGCCTATAGCGCTCAGCCTTTCCTGACTGCTACCGGTGCTGCTGGCGTGGGTGTTGCCAACGTCTACAAGACGATCACTAGCGCGACCACCTATACCGTCCAGGCTCGCGAATCGCAAACCGCCACCTCCACCTCTGGTGGTTGGTACATCTCCAGCGGCGACGCATCTGCTGGCCGTACCGGTTACTTCGTGGTTGAGGTGTGCTACCTCCAGCCTGATGAAGCTGCAGGCTACGAAGACATTGACGGTTACCTCCTGGGCCGCACTGTTAGCTGATTAGGTTAAACTAAGACCAGTAAATAACTGGTCTTATGTCAACCACTGCAGCAATGCTTTATCAGCACAAAAAAACAGGTGCACGAGTCAAGATTGTAAGCGAATGGGATAATGGCGATTGGTTCATGGTCGAAGATCAGGACGGTCGCCTTTATACCGCATACAAGACTGAACTTACGCCTGATGAAGTCGCTACCAAAACGGTAAAGACGCTTCAAGTAAAAGATAAAGCTGCTCAGGAAGAGCCACGCACTTTCCCCCCGGACAACCGTTTAAATATCAATTCAGCTACCGCCCAAATGATCGCTGATCATATTAAAGGCATTGGATTGAAAACAGCCCGAGAGATTAAAGATCTTCAGATGTCCTTATCGGGTGAAAGGTTTAACAATCTCGAACAGTTAAAGCAAATTGGGCGAGTTGACTGGGACGCAGTGATTGCTGCTGACCTGATCAGGGTTTGATTACTCATCTCCTTATTAAGCCCCTGGGAAACCAGGGGTTTTTTAGTCTTACAATTAAAAATAAAACATACGATGGCCGAAAGATCAATCGTTGATATCGGTAAGTATCTCCAACGTTTTGGTCTGCGCGTTGGCGAGAATCCTGCGTTTGGCGGTGTGGGTGGAGGACACTCACCTACGGGGTATCATCCCAAAGGTCTTGCAATTGACGTTACTGATTGGCGCCCGGACGTAGCACCTGCTTATGCAGGAGGAAAACCTATACCTTGGAAGCAACGTACTGGTGAACTCAGTTGGCGTGCAAAACAGTTAGGACTATTTAATGAAGCCTTAGGACCTGGTGATCCAGGACATGACACACACGTACACCTGGCATTAGAAGGGAAAAAATTTATTAGCGATCCACAGCTTGAATGGTTGGCTACTGGACGCTACAAAACACCAGACGGCAAGTTGACAGATGTGATGCCAACTGTCAGCACACCTATTTCTCCTGAAAATCCTGGCTCTGCAAATACGCAAGCTGCTGCAGCTACTTTGTTTGGATCTTTACTTAATGCACTGCAACCGAAGGAAAAAACATTGCAGCAACAATTAATGGAATCAGCGATGACAAGTGCTTTAGCGCCAAGAAAATCAAATATTTCTACTCTAATGCAGTATGCAAGATCAGGCCCCCTGGATGAAATTATCTACGGATAACTAGCGTTTATAATTAAAAACATACGGAAATAGGCTGTGCAACTCAGCGACTTTGACAAAAGTAGAGTCCGATATCATCTGGGCTACTTCACGGTTTCCGTGCCAGCGGGCGATTACGCTCGTCTGGAAGAAGCTATGAATACGGTCCCTGATTCGTACTTCTACGATAAGATCGTCATTCAAATTGGTCGTTGTGACACAGCTGAAAAGAAGACTGAAGTAGCCACTTCACCTTCTACCCGCCTTGAAAGTATTGCTGGTGACGTTGATCGTACGATCAGATCTAGTAATGCCAAAGAGGCACTCAAGGTTTGGGATGAGATTTATCTCTACGAAACCAACCGTCTAGCTGGCATCCTCTACGTCCCTAACTACAAGGATCCGTTCCAAGCCAGATACCGTTACGAACGCTCTGGTGCTGAATTCATCCAGGCTTTACCTGGTCCTGCCGACACAGCCGTTGGTTCTCGTCTTTATTTACATGAGGTTTGGAGGTAATTATGAACAGAGGTAATGTAGGGAAATCGGCACAGTCCCCAGATCAAATTAGGCGAGCCAAAGAACAACAAGCTGTCTTAAATCAACTACGCGCAGGCCAAGGTATCACAGGTGCAAGACCTGCCAATCCTTTTATTGGAGGCATTCAAACCTTATTCGGAGGGGCTGGCGCAGGAACTATTCCTACCCTTAACGCTGCCAAGTTAGGTGGTCAAGAAGTATTAATGAACCGTGGAGGATGGGATTCTCGCGTAGCAGGGAGTGGACCAATCAACGTTGGTGGACAGACCTGGTATCCCGCACAAAGCGGTCAAGACCTTGTCTATAAACGTGCCCCTGGAAACGTTGGTGGCCAATACGGCAGTATTTTGTCAGCTAATCAAGCGGCAGTTTCTGCAGCACCTGGCAGCCAACCTCCTGCCCCTGTTGGAACAAGACCACCTTCCGTAACACCTCCTGCTAAACTTTCGCCGGAAGAACAGGCATATAACGCAGAACGCAGTCGTATTGCTCAGTTAACCGCACAAAATCCTGAGTTTCAAAATGTTGGTCAATTACGCAATGATTTGCGTGATAAAGGAATGGAAATATGGGCTGCAAAATATGGCAATCTTGCAAAGCAAGTAAAGCCCGGTCAATCTGGTTATGAAGCCATCCAACGTACTTTGTATCCTGGTGGAGCACCAGTCCCTGCTCTTCCCGCAGAATCAGAAGCAATGTTAAATGCCATTGCTCCTGCTAATGAATTCGGTGTGCGTCCAGACGTAACTCCTATGCCTGGACAGCTGCCTTCCTTTGGCTCTGCT